AACGAAGTGGTGTCCACAAATCCTCCAAAAAGATCATAAATGGCGGTCTTAGTCGTCTGGGCCCAAATATTGGTAAAATCTAAAGAGCGACGAAAAGAATTAACTAACAACAAAATTTCAGCCCATCCACTCTTATTAAGAATGGCTGAGGAGAGTTTATAAGTACAATCTACAAAATTGGCGACAATAGATGCTCGTTCTGCATACTCCCCAACAACGTCCTTGAGGTTACGAGCTACTACGTCTTCTAAATAGGAGCGAGAAGGGCCCCAATTGGAAATAAATACGGCAGGATTACCGCCGGAGCCCCACACGGACTCCAAAAAGCCACCCTTGGCTTGAAAAGATCGGCCATCCAACACGGCCAACTTAAAACGACGTAAATTGTCGTCAAAATCCGTAACAAAACGGTGGAAAAATTTTCGACCAGAGCACTTTGTATCAGGTTCATTTCGATAGAACTGAAAAATGTGCAAAATCGGACGTGCTGGTTCCAATAGCAAAGTCCTAAGGCCGGCCCGTTTGGATGACGGGCACCTGGTGTTTGAGAGACTGTCAAGAATGTATTTGCGTAAAGCAGATAAAAACCTAAGCTGGTCCGGATACCATCTTCCGGTCCACTCTCGGGACTGCCCTTCAAAGCTAAAAGCTGAGAGTCTGCAGTTCCTTTTCCCCCTTCCGTGGCGTTCAGCGGGTGACTTTTTAAAATCACTCGGAGACTTGGAAGAAGGTGGGCACAATAAAAAGTTATTTGCGCATTCTGGGGTAGTAGGTGTGCCAGCCGGGGACCAAGAGGTGGCCGATGCTGACAATGAGGGTGGGTTAGTTAGTGTGTCAGTTGGGGACCAAGAGGTGGCCAAAGCTGACAATGAGGATGGGTTAGTAATAGTATTAGTGATGGGAGCAATAGTAGCGGATTCCAATAACGGAATAGTATTAGGGTAAGCAATAGTAGCTATAGTATTATAGTAATTTGAGAGATTTTCATCTACAAGGAAGCTGATTGTT